CTTCCAACTCCTCTGTACTAATAAGAGCAAACATAAGATCGGCAGTAGCAGGAAGGCCAAAGGATTCAGAAGTATCAGTAAGTTCAACATCAGAACTGCCATAACCTGACCTAGTAGTTTGAGTGGCAGACACAATTGGGACGTTGAATTCGACTGCGAGACCCCTAAGTTCTTCTGCGATGGCCTTAATGTGCGTATAAGAATTGACGTTGCCCAATTTTGAATACCGACTGGAAGCACAAATATTGAGATAATCAATAAAGATAATATCAGGTCTAAATGACTTCTTAAGTGCAAGCTCATTGAGAAGAGCCTTGAAATGTCCACTATGTGCAGATGCGGTAGGGTATTCTTTGATGATCAATTGTCCCTGTGTTTTCTTAGCAATGATGTTTATCTTGTTTTCAAACATTACTTTGGGCAATTCTGAGATTTCTTGAATATTGACGTTGAGAAGGTTTGCATCAATTCTCTCTGCAATTCTTTCTTCTGCCATTTCAAGAGTAATATAGAGAACGTTTTTCCCTTGCAGTAAGACGGAACTAGCCACGTGGCACATGAATAAAGATTTACCGACACCCGTACCAGCCAAAGCGATATTGAGAGTCTTATTAGGGAGACCACCTTTTGTGATTTTGTTAAAGTGCTCAAGGTCGAAAGGGATTTTTTCTTCTTTCCGATGATATACCTCGTAACGTTGTTCATAATCCTCAAGGTAGTCGTGACCGATGTGATTATCGAATGATACAGCGAGTGCGTCGCTCAGAATACTAGGGATTGAGTCCCTTCCTTTCTTATCATCCTGACCATCTGCAATCTTGATAGACTTCATCAGTGCAAGATAAATTGCACGGTCTCGACACCACTTCTCAGTTGTATCAAGAAGCCAATCTTTGGTGGTTGGTTGATCTGACAGAGATGTTATCAGTTCGGTTATCTCTTTGAGTTCGGTATCGGTTACATCAGATCGACTCTCTATTTCAATTTTGAGAATTTCTTGCGATGATGGCTTGTCATATTTAACAACAAACTGTGCGATTTCTTCATAAATCACACGATCTTTGTGGTCTTCAAAATAATCTGGTTGAATGAAGGGCACCACCTTACGTAGATAGTCCTCATCGTGAATCAGATTACGAAGGATTGTATTTTCAACTCTATCCATAGTGGAGATACGTGCTCATAATATACTTATTACCACTGACAGGTGGTTTACCTGAGTGTGGATATTCCCAAGTCGGAGGGAACACTACTACCGAACCAATTTTTGGTTTGATAATTATATCGTGAAAAGAGAAAGTTGTCTCCCCACCTTCATCAACATCGTTCAAATAAAACAAAAAAGCCAAATAACGGCGCGCACTATTATAGTCCGCAACGTCGATGTGTTCATCGAAACGATCTTCGCCTCCAGGTTCATACTTTTTGAGTCTGAACTGTTCCATTGTTTTTACTGGAGGCATATACTTGGCAAGACCAAGCAAGTTTGTCTGATACATCTCAACACAAACTTTAACTTTCTCAATTAGATATGGCACCATCTCAGCTGCGTGAGTGTTGACGTTCCATTGAGTAAAGTTAGGTTTACCACTATTAACGATTTTATCGTGACCTTCAGATCTTTCCGTGAAGAGTGCGATTAAAGAATCACACACACTAGGAGTTAAGATGTTATCGTAAACTTTAACCGTATGAGAATTCGTTCTTCGCAGCTTCATCAAGCAACTCCATCACTTCAGGTGTGAAATACTTCTCTGGTTCTGCAAGAATCTGTTTGGCATAAATTTTCTTTCCATCAAATTCGTACCGCCCAGCCACATTCTTCCACATACCATACCGTTCACCAAGTTCCAGAAGACCATAGTAACGATCCAGGCCCCGTTCATCATAGAACAAACGAACCTCTACGTCTTTGTTCTCCTTACTCAGACGCGACTTAGCAGTCTTAGCTTTGATAAGATTGCCGACCACTTCTGTTCCATCCTTTTCTTTCTTTTTGCTGAGATATATGATCGTAGACGCTGCGTACTTGAGTCCGCTGCCTCCACCCATTTCCTTAGTTGGTACGTAAGCTCCGATAACATCGTAGGTATGGTTGGTAACGATCATTGGAATGTTAGCTTGTCCCAACTTAAGTGTAAGCATACGGAATGCACCTTTGACCAGTTGTGATTTAGTCATATCACGAACTTGTTTATCGTTCAATGCATCCGTAATCTCTTTGTCGGTTGAAAGCATACCAAGAGAGTCTAACACAAACATACAAGGTTTGCGTTCATCTAATGGTTTCTTAAGGTATATATCTACGGCTTTAAGTGCCTTGGTACGAAACTCTTCAATGGTAACAACGTTTACAACAATCAAACGTGAAGTGTCAATGCCTCGTGACTCGATCAGTGTTTTAGTGATAGCAGCCTCAGTGTCAAAGTAGAGACAGTAACCATCGGGATTAACATTAAGAAAGTTCTTAACCACGGCGAGAGAGAAAAAAGTCTTTCCAGTAGAAGACTCTCCAGCAATAGCAGTAATTTTATTACCAGATACACCACCAAATACACTACCTGAGACCAGTGCATTAAAAATGTATGAGCCCGTATCAACATAAGATTCTGTCTCGTCTATATCAGAGGCTAGTTGTGTATACTCACCACCGATCTCCTTTACAATATCTTTTAAAAAACTCAATTCAGGATTCATCAATTCCATCGCAATGTTTTCAGGTATTCTAACACATTATCACGCACATCCATCAGCTCGTGATAACATTTTTGTTCGTGTGCGGCTTGACGCAATTCGTGGTCAGGCTTGTGTACACTTTCAATGAAAAGATCTAGCCCACGATTCCATTTATCTCTCTTGGATTCGGGGTCGTGGCAGTAAGTCATAGGAAGAAGGATTCTAGGTTGACAGTTTTCTCTACACCCCATCCTATCACATCAAGAATAATTTTAAGAGGGTCAAGAAATGATTTCTCAAATTGTAAATCATAATCAACATATTTTTCGATACCAATTTCTCTAGGGAAATCTTGAATAAATGAAATCACGTTCTCGTGAATGGGATTCGGAGTGCGTAAATAACAAAATTTGATCTTCTCACCATTCTTAATGAATGAATACTTACCATCTAGATTGAGTCGATTGATGTGAAAGTTGAACAACAATGCACCACGAACGTGTATTGGTGTTTTCTTTTCATAGATGGCTTGATTACTCTTGTACTTGGTAACATCACTCACGGAACGTGGGAATGATATTTGTTCGGGTGGAAGTTTCTTAAACTTCTTTCTAAACTGATCAATGAACTTTATCATATCATCCTCAGTCCCAGACATCATCACTTTGAGTGCATCTTTGATGGCCTTGCGACAGAGTGCTGGGGTTGATGATTTGACCGCTTCAATACCCATAATCTTAAGTTTGGGTTCGGAATATCGAACACCCTCACTATCCCACACATTAAGAATATATCTCTTCTTTGCGGTCCAGATGCCACGATCCGCGATGTTCTCACGTTTCATAGACATCTTTTGATCGTATGCGTTCACATACTCGGCAAGTTCTTGATAACTCTTCTCAATGAAAGGTTCAATCTGGTCCTGACAAGCTTTGTTGAGAAAATCAACGACCTTCCCTTTATCAGATACTCCCTTAGGAAATACAAGATCAACAAGTGGACCAAGATGTAGATAGATAGAATCGGTATCAGACGCAATAACATAATCGATGTCTTGTGTCTTTAACAGTTTATTTAGATACTGGTTCATCTTATGTTCAATCCAACGGATTGAGACCTGACCAGAGAGAGTGATCGCTTCGGCGTTTTCTAGTTTGTAATATCTAAAGAAATTATTTCCGATAGCACCATAGGCGGAGTTAAGAGAGATCTTTTTGGCCATCTGGATGTTGTTACACCTAGCAATCTCTTTCTGAAGAACAATCGATGGTTTCTTTTCATATTGTATCTTAGCTTCGATCATCTTCTTTTTGAAGATAACCCGTTCATCATAATACTTCTGCATTAGTTCAGGAAGGAAACCCTGTCGATCCTTCTTGAACATTGCACCATTAGGACAGACTGCATAGTCCTTGAACAGTTCAAAACTGATTTCGTTATTCAAGATCCTTTCAACAGTTGCAGTGGGATGTCTCTCTTCAAGAATGGTCTCTGGCGAGATGTTGTATTGCATAATGAGATGAGGGTAAAGGCTGTTAAGGTCAAAACTAACCACCCAATCATAACGCCCAGGAATCGGTTCCTTAACATAGGCTCCTGCATACTTTTCATCCTTCTTTTTACCTTCCTTAGGAGGGATTACAATATCTTTTCTTCGTAAGTAATTATAGATAATCGAGTCCCAAAGTCTCACTTGGAAAAATATATCTTGATAATTGACTTTTGCATCATAGGCCATCGTGAGTGCAAGTTCAATCAACTTAAGTTTATCCTCAAGTCTATCAACCAGTTCTACGTCAATAATGTTGTACTGAACAAACTTCTGCCATCCCTTTGTATAAAAGTCTTTAAATGTTTCGAACTCACTATGATCTAGTTTTTGTGAATTGAGTTCCTGTTGCGCGATGTAATCTAGTCGAAAACTTTCTTGGTTGGGAGTTGCAGGTGACCAACGATACAATCGCATATAGTCCAGAATAGACACACCACCAACATCAACGCAGAAGTTTTTACGACCCTGCACATACATCTCCTGTTGTGTCACCAGGCCCCAGGGTGACAAACGTCGCATCAACTTTTCCCCTAGGACACGATTCAATCGACCAGCAAGATATGGTAGGTCAAAGAACTCACAGTTCCATCCAGTCACAACGTCAGGTGTGTTTTCAATCCACCACTGGATGAACGTACTCAACAGTGCATATTCAGTCGGGCACTGAATATACTCAACGTTGTCCTGTTTGTTATCGAATGGCCCCAC